TCGATCTCTTCCTGGGCACTGGCGCACGACGAGAAGCATGTGATGTCGGCGTCGATCAGGAGCATTTGTGGATCTTCCCGTCTGTTACGGTGCGTACAGTCGCCACGCACACGGAGGCGAAGGTCTCTTCGATCACTTCGAGAGTCTTCGGGGTGTCGCTTCGGTTCCAGCGGGTCATACTGCGTGCGTAGGAAGTCGCGGGTGCTTGGGCCATGTACGGGCCTGCAACCTGCTTCTCACCGTCATAGACGTAATAGAGAGTGATCACAGGGCCTCCAAGGACTTCGTGACCTTCACGCGGTAGTCGGCAACCATCACCGTCTCCCAGATGGAGAACGTCTCGCCGTCCTTGCCATGCAGGATCGCTGCCTGTTCTGCTGCGGCCACGCTCGGGTATTCCGTGGTGCCGATCTGGGTGCCCACGCAGATGCGATAGGTCACCGGCTGCGGTTCCGGTTCTTGCTCGACTACCTCGACCACTTCCTCGACGTGCTTCACGCGCATGGAGAAGCAGCTACCCAGGGTGCCGTTATCTGCCGACACATAGAGGATGTCGTCGTCGCCCAAACGCGTCACAGTCGCCTTAACGCCCATGGTCAGCGTGCTACTGTAGTCCTCGACGAACTCCACGCGGTCACCCACGCGGAAACCATCGGCCTCGAGTTCGCTCGGGTAGAACGCACCCACATCTCCATTGCCCTGCACGCCGATGCGCGGGGACCATGCCGGTGACAAACTGTCGACCACCAAGCGACCACGGAATGCCTCGGGATGCTTCGATGCTTCAACGGCCTTCAGACGCACCTTGTCACCAACCTTGAATTCGTTCGTATTGCTCATTTTCTCTCTCGCTTTTTGGGGTTGTTGCGGGCTTTCGATTCCGCCGTGAGGCACTCGAGGCCCTTGGTCGTGAGGTGCCACCGGTTGGTGAACTCCCCCCACTCGACCATTGTTGTGATGAAGCCAAGGGACGCGCCCATGGCTATGTCGATGGCGTGTGCTCGGGCGAAGTTGCCCTTCACGTACACGGGAGCGTTTCGGCACTCCCGCAGAACGTGCATGAGGTCTGTGTGTTGCATCAGGCTTTGCCCCACTCACGTATCCAACGGCAAGCAGAGCTAACCGTCCGACCGTACAAGGACGCCAGATGGGTCCCCGTGCATCGGGTCTCTTCCCAGTACTTCCTGGCGGACTCGCGAAGCTCCGAGTACCTCTCTAGGTTCGTAAGGATCGCGTGGTCTTTACCCGAGATGCACTCAAGGTGTTCAACGTTCTGGCACGCCCTGTTTCCGCACTTGTGGTTGATCTCATGGCCTTCTGGGATTGGGCCGTTGTGTGCCCTCCAGATAAAGCGGTGAAACATCTCCGCCTCCCCCGTACCCCGCTTACTCCATGCCTTTCTAAAATAACCGTCAGCATTCAAGCGGTGCGAGAGGGGGACGAGACAGCCGCTGTCCAACTCAATGAACCGCAGTGCAGTTGCTCGTTTATCCATCAATGTGTTTCCGCCCAGTTATTTCCTATCTTGTACTCAGCATCGACAGGACACCTAAAAGAAAAGAACTCGCCAGCACGCCGTGCGCACTCGACCACCATCTTCCCGAACTCCCCCTCTAAACCTTCTCGGACACCAAGGGCTAGCTCGTCGTGAATGAAGCCCATCAGCGTCCAGTCGCCCTCCCAGCCATACTTCAGGCCGCGACGCTCTGCTTCCTCGAAGACCTCAATGACCCAGCGCTTCGCAATGGCCGCACCGGCTCCCTGAAGGAGGGTGTTGAGGGCAGCGTGGGCCGAACGAACCGACAGGCGTCGACCGTCCAGGCCGATGAGATAACCTTCCTTCTTGGCCTTGGCTTCGACAGCAGTCTTCAGTTTCCCGAGTGCCGGGAGAGATGCAAGGAACTGTGCCTTGAGCTTCTTACCGATAGAGGCCTGTGCGGTTGCTGACTTCTCTGCCGCAACAATGGAACCTATCTTCGCGTCCCCGGCCCCATACAAGAAGGCATAACAAAACGTCTTCGCGTTGTCACGTGTCGGGAGTCCAGCGGCCTGCTGGTTCACCGTGTGTATGTCCCCGTTGAGGATGACGTCCACGTAGGCCCCTTGGTCCCAACGAGCCATGTAATGCGCCAGGCAGCGGAGTTCAATACCCGAGAGATCCGCACCGACCTGCTTGAACCCTGGCCGCACTGTGAACAGCGCCCGACACCCCTTACCATGCAGTGCGCGGATCGACGGCACTTGGGCCACGTTGGGGGCCGAGTGGGTGCAGCGTCCGGTCACCGCGCCGTTCGTGTTGATCGAATGGTGGATGTGGCCGTCCCGCTCGAGCTTGAGCCACGCCTGGTCGCCTTCCGCGATCTGGCCGACACGCTTCTCGAGCAAGAAGAAGTCCGCGAGGATCTGTGCTTCCTCGTAGGGGAGCTTCTTCAGGATGTCTTCGTCCACCTGGGGCTTGCCGCCCTCGGTGAACTGCTTCGGCTCCCAGCCGTACTTTGCGATCAGACGTTGGGCGATCTGGTCCCGTGAACCGGGGTTGAACTCGATCACCTTGTCCTTCAGGCGCTTGCCGGTCTTCTCGGAGACCCTCTCGATCACCAGGGGCGGGAACGTGGCCACCATGCGAGCACGAATCGTGTCGCGCTCCTGGGCCAGCTTCGAGTACAGCGCCACCGCAGCCTCGACGTTGAACGGCCAGCCGCTCCGCTCCATCATGCTGCAGTAGTGCCGCGCCTTGTGCTCCATCTCGATTGCGAGGTCGGAGTACTCGAGGGCCATCAGGTGGTTGTAGAGGGCCTCGGTGACCTCGACGTCCAGGTCGCAGTAGTCGCCCATCTCCGGGCAGTACTCCTTCCACTCGAGGCCCGCAGGGTAGTTCTGCTTGCCCCAGGCGTCGATCCACTTCGACTGGTCGCACTTCTCGCGCATCTTGGGAGACAGCGAATCCAGGTGCTCCTGCAGCGGACCTCCGACGTTATCCAGGATCCACTGCAGCTTGAAGTCCGTCGAGTACTCGCCCTTCTGGAGACCGAGGCGGTAGCCCCAGGCTTCGAGCTTGTGCGAACCGATCAGCTTCCCGGGCAGCTTGCCCGCCTTGATGTAGCCGCCATCGCGGTTGAACATGTCGCTGAAGAACAGCCGCGAGAGCACCAGGGTGTCCACGACGTTCGCCAGCGGGACCGTGAACCAGGGGTACAGCTTCTGGATGACAGGGATGTCGAAAGGGATGATGTTGTGACCGACCAGCTTGCCCGCCTCTCCGAGCTTCATGAGGAGGCGAACGCCTTCCTCCATGTTCTCAGCAGTGAAGCGCCTCACGTTGCCGTTGGCCGGGTTCTTGATCGAGAGGCAGTGGATCTTGGAAACGATGGACAGGAAGCCATCTGTCTCGATGTCGAAAAACGTGATGCGCTGCATGGGACTCCTAAGTTATTCAGTCAAGCCTTTCGGCATGTGGTCGTTTTCGATCAGCACCTTGAAGTTCTGCTTCGATGCCGTGTGGTAGACGATGATGCCCTCGGGCTTATCGAAGCCAGGGACCGCAAAGGAGCCGCCGTCGATCAGCTCCTTCATCGCGAGGTCGACAGTCGCCATGTTCCCGTTCGTAGCCAGTACCGGGACCACCTCGCAGCACTTCGGTGTGTTCGGGTTGTGCCGACCCCAACGGGCCGTGTTGAATAGGGCGAAGCGCTTGTGATCGAGACCGTAGCCGCGTTGGATTCCCTTGCCGTACCACTCGCCGAAGTGCTGGCCCTCGCCGAGCTTGAAGAGTTCGGCCTGGTTCTCGTAGCACCACTGGGCGAAGCCGTAGTTGTCCGTGGCCTTGCCGGGGGTGATCCAGCGGGACCGCGAGCCGACGCGCATGGTCGTCAGGCGTCCGTCGAGTGCGTACGTCTCCGCGATGATGTGCTCATCGGCGAGGCGGTCATCGACCGTGATCACCACCTGGGCGTTCGTGCCGTCCAGCTTCTCGGTGATGACGATGTCCCGCTTCAGGCGGGGGGTCTTCGGGTACGGGGTGAATTCCATGTTGTCTCCTTAGCGCGGGTCCGCGAGGTCTTCGAAGCGGGCCTTCAGGATTGTGTAGAGGGTGCGCTGCGCTTCGACGTCGAGGACAACCATGTCGTCTTCGTCCAGTTCATCACGCTCGTCCCCGTTCTCTTGGTACAGGCAGACGCAGTGCGACGCCTTGTTGAAGCCCATCCCGATGCGCGTGGTCTTCGGGCCGTTCGCGCCGACCGAGTCGAACTCAGCCAGCAGGGCACCGCCTTCTTCGTGTTCGTTGATCATGTCTTTCTCAGTTGGACCAGCAGTGCATAGCGACACCGCCCTGGTTGTTATCGGATGCGGCCACGGTGCATTTGTGACCTTCAGGGGACACCATGTCGAACAGTCGGACGTCCGTGGACCCGTAGGCCACATGTTGTCCATCGTTGCGGATGGTGTTGTTGCCTGCCAGCGACATCTGGCCGTCTCGGCTGTTACACCCAGAGAGCAGGGCTGCGAGGACCAGCATGGAGACTGTGTATTTCATGTCAGGCCTCGAAGCGGTTCTTGAGAATGAGGTACAGCGCGTGCTGACCGGCCAGGTCCAACTCGACCACATCGGTCGTGTCGAACTCTTCCTGGATGAGGTACAGGTGCGGCTCCTCGTTGGCGAACTTGCCGATCTGGATGTTCGCGTCCTGGTACAGGGTTACCTGGTTGGGGCAGTCTTGAGTGTTGAGATTGCTAAAAGCCATATGCTTCCTCTGCGGTTTCTTCGGGGGCGAAGGCCTCCGTATCGAAGAGGAGACCTGTCGCGGGGTCGTATCCCAGGGGCAGGGTCTTACCCGTTGCCTGGCCGGTGGGGCGATCCTTGATGACGCGGAACGTGGTGATGTGGCTCTCCTCGTCCTCGCCTTGCGTGTTTCGTTCAAGGCCGAACATAAAATGACTCCACATCCCGATGGCGTTGGAGCCACGGAACTGCGCCTGCTTCACACGGCCACCTTCCTCATGCGGCGGGCCGTCCTTGGGCCGCGTCAAGTGGGAGATGAAGTGGAGGTAAATCTTCAGCTCGAGTGCGAGTGCCGCAAGCTCGGCCATGATCTGGTCCAGGCCGCGCCGCTCGTCCTCTACGTTGGCCGCGAGGGCCGTCAGGTGATCCAGGTAGATCGACTTGCAGCCGAGGCCGTGGACCATGTAGCGGATCTTCGCCTTGACCACTTCCCAGTCGGCAGCGCCGAACGAGTCATAGAGGTGCAGGCGGTCACCCTCCGAGATAACCTCGAGAGCGGCCCTACGTTCCTCCACAGTGGCCTTGCGGGGTACGTGGAGCACCTTACCTACCGCCTTGCCTGCGATCCGCCTGGCGGTCTCTTTAATCGGCTGCTCGAGGTAGATCACGCCTACGTTCAGCTTCAGCTTCAGGAGGTCGAATGCGATCCCTTGGGTGAACCAGTCGGTCTTCCCGATACCAGTCCCCGCCCCGAACGCATAGCACTCGCCCTCGCGCCGACCATAGGTCAGCTTCGTGAGCCGTTCGTCCCACCACGGGGCACCATCGGGGATGTCTTCAGCCGCATCCGCAGCCACTTCGCTGATCGACTTGATACCGTCGGGCCTATAAGCCTTCGCGTTCCAGATTGCCTGGATCACTTCGGCACCTTGGCCCTCCGCGAGACACTTGTTGGCGTCCTTGTGGGGCAGGGAGGCGATCTTCGCCTTGCCAGGGCCGAACATCTCCGCAACTTCCTTCGCTGCGGTCTGGCCCGGCTCGTCCATGTCAAACATCAGGATGATTTCGTCGAACTGCTGGAAGAAGTCCATCTGACGTGCGATGTCTTTCTTTGCGGCCTTCGCGCCATTGGGCACGGAGACCACGGGCCACTTGTTGCCCTGTAGTTGGGAGACCGTCAGGCAGTCGATTTCGCCCTCGGTCACCACCAGCTTCTTGCCCTTAGACCAGAGGTTCTGGCCGAACATGGGCGGGTGCTTGGCGTCCCCGAGGAACTTGAAGTCCTTGCTGGAGTCTCGGGTCTTTACTGCCACTACTTGGTTATCACGAAGGTACGGGTACATGTGGACCGTCTGGTCCCCTAATGCCCCTACGCGGACACCGAAGAACCGGCAGGTATCTTCGTTGATCCCACGGGCACGAAGCCCGCTTACGTCCGCTCTGGCATAGAAGTCCAGGTTGTCTGCCACTTTCTTCCTTCCTATCGTTAATGTTTCGCCATCCCCGCGCTCGAAGTGTCCACACGAAAAGCAGTGGGAGTGTCCATCGGAGTACAGAGCATTGGCATCGCTCGAGCCGCACTCGTCGCACGGCCCCTTGCGGATCAGTGTGGATTCTTCGTGGTTCATCGGTTAGGGAAGAGCTTCTCTTTCAGGGTGGGTTTCGCTTGCACGAACCAGCGGGCCTCGAGGCCGCACAGGGTCGCGTCTTTCCTACGGTCTGCGGGGTCTCCAGAGATGCCTATTTCCCGTCCGGAGACCGGGTCGCATAGTTGGGGTCCAGGAGTGAAGTAGCAGGTCTTCCAGCCGCCTATGGACAGGCCCATGGAAGGCACGCTCACTGGGTCGAAGGAGTCGAAGTGCTTGCAGTCCCTGCAGAACTTCATGTCAGTCGAGGTTCCAGGGTGTCTGGATGCCTGCTTCGTCGAGTTCGTCTTCGAGTTCCCAGAGGACCTGAGCTTCGAAGACCGACAGGTTGAGTGCTACGCGCACTTCCGGCTTGTACGTGTCCAGCAGGATCCCGCGCAGGACGACTGCGGTGTCCAGGGGCATCGTGGCTTTCACGTTGCCGTTCTTCGTGTGTTTGACTTTCATGCTTCCCTTGTGAGTAGGCGGACGGCAGCGTCCATGTAGGAGGTGACCAGTGCCGCCTGCTTCTGGTCGTTTGAGGTGATACGGTATGCCCACTCCCGGGCGCGGTTCATGAGAAACTCAGCCTTGTCCGCTGCGCCTTGCAATTCCATAGGGCCGATGTATGAGGCAGGCATCAGAGTTTCTCCGGAGTCCCGAGGATGTAGCGGCAGTAACGCTGGCCGGTCACCGGGTGCTTGCGCAGGCTCGAGTGGATGTTGTAGCCGTGGTCGCGCAGTTCCGTGACGCGGCGGGTGAGGGACTGAATGCTGTGGTCCATAATGGCCTCGCGCTGCGTGATCGAGCCAGCGGTGCGGAGGTGCTTCAGGAGTCGTTGGGTTTGGGTCATCACATCGGCTCCTTCATCTGGCGCTTGATGGTCTTGAGGAACTTGATGAGTCCCTTGAGGTCCTCGAGGCTGTAGTACTGCGCGGGTACCTCGAGGCGGGCGTCCATGCTGGTCACATTCCGCGCAGTCGGGTAATCGACAAGTCCCGGACCCTCATAGAACTGGGTTCCGGTGTAATCGGTCTTGATCATTTGCTCTCTCTCAGAAGGATGTGTTGAACGAGTACAGTGCCCGCTCGGACACCTCATCTCGGATGAACTTCGAAAGCTCGGCTTCGGTGAGCACTAGTACATCGGTGGTGTAGTGGAGAAGATGTCCGTCGCCTTCGTGCTTCGCGCTAAACTTCTTCTGGATTTCGTGTGCGAGCACCATTGCGTGCGTGTGCTCGATGCTCGCTTCTGTGTATTGCCGTTCGCAGGTCTCACGAAAGGCGTACGGGTCTACGGTGGTTCGTGTCCTCAGCGTGTGCTCCCTGAGGAACTTGTCGAGCCTGAAGGCATCAATCATGGTTTAACTCTTCGGTTCTGCTAACCATTCTGGCGGAATGAGTTTGTCGGCATACTTGAAGCCGTTCTTCTCGCACCAGGTAGCGTAGGTGGACTTGGATCCCTTGTACAACGGGGAGGCACTGCGGGTGAACACGAAGCGGACATCGAGATGCGGGTGCTGCTTCTTCACGGCCAGATGCTTGGTGCGGTCTGCCGAGTCGAAGAGACCCTTGCCCTCGACGATGATCCCGTTTGCGAGGATGAAGTCGGGGTTGTAGTTGTGCGGGATCGAGTAGGGGACCTTGAGGGACTCATAGGTGTACTCGACCCCGGCTTCGTCCAACTGCGCGGCGATCTTGTCTTCCAGACCACTGCGCAGCTTCGCCTTCACCTTGACCACCTGATTCTTCTTGGAGAACCAGTTGGCCTTTGCGGCTCGGGCACGGATCTTCATCAGAAGTCGACCGGGCCTTCCGAGTCATCGCTCGACTCGTCGCTGTCGTTGAAGTTCGCCGGTTCCGAATTGTCGGCCACGTAGCCGTCATCGTCGCCTTCCGACTCGTCACCGAAGCCACCACCACCGCCCTCGACGAGCTTGATGATCTGGACGTCGTTCAGGTAGGCCGTAACGCCACCACCGAAGCCCTCGTAGCTCGAGAAGGCACCCTTGACCTTGATGGTCGAGCCAGCGATGCGCTGCAGGCCTTCCGTGTTGCGGATCGGGTTGCCCTTGGCATCGAACAGCTTCGGCTTCTTCTTGCTCTTGAACGTGAAGGTGACCGTGTCGTCATCGTTCTCGACGAACGGCATCTTGATACCTTCCGGCATCACAACCTTCTTGGTCTTCTTGTCGAGGACAGCGAGTTCGTTTGCTTCCTCACGCGCCAGGTCCATGAGGGACTCGGCTTGCGCTGCCGGGATGGTGATGCTCGTCTTGTACTTGCCCTCGGCATCGAACTTGGTGTCCGGAGTGACGAGGTTGGAATAGCCTGCAGCGCCCTTCGGCGTCGTGAAGTTTTTCATGAAGTGTGGTTCTCGGGGTTGGGTCAGTCGTTGAAGTAGGGGTCTTGCGGGATGAAGGCGTTGCGGCCTTCGAGGGAGTTGAGGTCGTAGCCGAGGGCCATGAAGCCCACAGCAACGTCCAGGGGCATCGGGTCAGCGGTGCCGAATTCTTGGTCGTCCATCGTGTGTTCCGTGATGTTGTACAAGATCGTGTTGTACAGAAAAACAAGCGGGCCGGAATTGGCCGGGTCTTTCTTTCTATAGTGCGTCCTAAATGCAAAAAGGCCCCGTAGGGCCTTGTATTACGTGGTGTTGTACAGATTATGCGAACGCGTACGGCGACTGCTTGATCAACTGCAGGTCCAGGGTGCCCTTCGCGGGGAGGCCTAGCTTACCGAGGTCCTTCATGCTCTTCTGCAGCTTCGTCATGACAGCAGCGTCCTCGCACGTCGAGACCAGTTCCATCATGTCATCGACCGCATTCGTCAGCACGCCCTCGAGCGGCTCGTTGTCTTCGTACATCTCAACGAACGCTTCGCGGATCATGCGATTGAACTTGGGCATCTGATTAGGCAAGGCCGCGAACGAGTCGTGGATCAGCAGGAAGTCGTTGATGCCATTGTCGACGCACTTGAGCACGCTGAGGCCCAAATGCGCACCATCGAGCGAATGCACGAAGTTCGGGGCGCACGAATTTCTGCACTTGTGCTCCAAAAGCTCCTTGGTGTAGCCCATGACAATCTGCGGGTCATAGCGCACCGGGACGTTGACATCACGGCTCCACAGGGTCATCTTCAGGCGCTTGACGTTCGGCTTGTAGTACGCGTTCTCCACCGGGAGGCCGAGGGGGGTGACCCATCGCATCGGGATGTTGTGACGCGCCAGGATGCCTGCGACCTTCTGCAGCCATTCCATCGCATCAGCAGCGGCCTTCACGGTCTCCTTCACAGCCGCCATGATGTGCGCAGCCAGGTAGTGCGCAGCCGGTACTTGCTCTGCCCACTCGGTGCCGAAGATCTCGCGGCCTTTACCTTCAACGTCGATGATGTCCTCGACCAGCTGGTCCGCGAAGCCTTTTTGCTTGCTCCCGTACACGAACGTCATAACGGCACGCTTGCAGACCTTGCGGTCGATGCCGTAGTCGATCCACTTCTGCGCCCACTGGGCCTTCTCCGGGTCCATCAGATCAGCCTGGACCAGCGGCAGCACGATGGTCGATGCCTTGCGGTAGACGTCCTGCGGGAGTTCCGAGGGCAGCAGGTTCACATAGCTGCCACCTTCCGGGTCACGGAGGAGGGCAGAGAAGTGCTGCAGGCCCGAGCACGAACCGTCGACGGCGACCGGGATGTGACACACGTAGCCTTCGGGATCCTTCATGTAGCCGTCGAGCGCCAGGCACGCGGCCAGGTAGCAGAACGGGCTGTCAGCGCCTTGCCACAGGGGCAGTGCAGCCAGAGGGTCTTCAGCGATAGCGCGGACGGTCGACAGGTTCTCGTCAGTCCACTGCACGCGACGGTCGTGAGAGGCCTTGTCCATGGCGAGACCATCCACTTTGAACGCGCCAGTCGTGGCCACGTGCCACTTGAGCCAGTAGACGCCGTCCTCGTTCAACACCTCGCCTCGGGCCAGTTCATACAGCC